ATTCCCCATAATACTGCGGCCCCCAGGCCCCGATCTGATTCTGTAGGTAGCCGGACAAGGCGTCAAGATTGCTCATCTGGGCACCAGTGAGCAAAGGCATTTGTTTGGCACTGGTTTTAGAACTCCCAAACAGGATGCNGCCCATCTTAGACCTCCATCAGTTTGACGTGGGATTCACGAAATCCCATCCTTCTCCAGGCCCTGTCCCGGTTGGTGAGAAACCAGATCTTTCTGGCCCCCAGCTTTTTCTGCATCTTGCGGAGGGCAGGAACCACCAAGTTTTTGACCACAGCGTGGTCGGCCCCCTGGATGCTCTTGTCCAGAGTGCAGAAATTTACAATCATGGTGTGGGTCAGGACTACGTAGGTCGACCACACGGCCCCAACGATCTGGTGTTCCTTGTTGACAATGGCCCACAGGTAGCTGGTGGGCTGGCCACGAAAACCGTTCCAAAGCTGGATCAAATCATCAATCTCATACTCCCCGGCCCCCCTGAGTTGCTCCAGGAGTGGCCAGGGGATGATCTCAATGTCATCCACCGGGATGATTTTGAGACCCTTAATACCCCCAGGCTTTGAGGGTGCGGTATGCTTGCTCTGCCCTCTTGCCACAGTCGGTTCGGTATTGGAGATTTGCTCCGACTCTAAGTTTTTTGCAGGTTCCATAAACTTTCCCCACTGCCTCTCCAATTTGTTTTCCCACCCCAGTCACCACCCCCAGGATGCCATCAGCCCCACCACAGGCTAAGTACCCGGAATCATCCTGGTAAACGTCCTCCCACCAGACATTTTGGAAATCGCCGATGCGGTGCTTGATCGGCACATCCTTGGCATAATCCTCAAGTAGCTGGGGATCGGAGTAAGGGTAGGGTGGAATTGAAATCCTGACGCTGGCGGCCACTCCAGTGAACCGGCCAGCAAAGTTATCCAGAAAGAAGTCCCCCAGCTTGCCATCCAACATGGACAGCAGGAGATAGAGGGCATCCCAGCCAAAACGGGGAGTCCACTCTAAGAAATATGGCCGGTGGTCTTTGCTACTCACAATGCAGTTGACATCGACAGGTCCCACATATCCACACTCTTTCAGCCTGGGGGCCAGTTTCACCAAGTGCTGAAAGATCTGGTTCTGGTGAAACACCGGCACCACCACGTTGTTTGCCGACCCCACCCCCGGCCCCAGGTGGCCGGTAAGAAACTTCTTGTCTTCAAAGGTGTGGTTGTAGTGCAAGAAGGTGTCGCCGTTCCACCACGCTTCACTGGAGACCTCCACCCCGTCAACCTTGGCCTGGAGTATATAATCAATCTTGTCACCCCCCACCCGGACAGGCAGTTCGTGTTCGAACTTGTCGGCAAGCTCCCCGGGGTAGGACTCCACATAGGTCAGGTCGAGATCGAGATTCCCGTGAGGTTTAAACACCCACAGGCGATCAGAGTTCTTGCCAAGAAATTTGGCACCTTTTCGTAGAGAGTCAAATTCATGGGTCTCGGCCACCTCGAAGCCACAATCCTTGGCTACCTCACTGCCAAGCATTCTGTCCAACTCAATTTTGGCAGTCCAGGCGGATGCGCCGATTACCCTGGTATAGGGCCGAATCGCATCGCCAACCACCCCAAAAACATCCTCGCTCTTGGTCGGGAGTTTGAAGGTCTTCAACAGGGCAAGGTCTTGCTTAGTGCGCCGGTTTGGCCGCGCCCCGTCAAACACCACCACATCGGCCCGGGCGGCAGTCTTTTTGATCAACGAAAGTGGGATTGACGAGACAATACCCCGGTAATTGTTTTTATATCCGCTGATATGGAGATAGACGCTTACAGGGTAACCTTCCTGTTGGATGCGCCACGCCAGGGGGAGCGATTCTCCGGAGGCTGAAATAAAGAGAATCATATTAGCCCAACTTGGTGATCCACACCTGTGTGAAGATATTGGCCCACGCTGCTGCTATGCCACACCCAAGGGAGTTGGTGGTGGTTACGGCACTCTGGAGTACGAAGGTCTTTGTCGCAGTTAGCTTAATAATTTCGTCGAATTCTGAGAACGCAGAGGTGTAATATGCCCTCACGGTGGTTCCGTAGATGTTTACCCCAACCTCGTTCTGCTGTACAGCCCCATCAGTGACGTTGTAGAGCCTCGCCTGAGACGCGTCAGTGCCACAAAATACACCTTCGCCCGAATGCGATACCTGCCCGCTCCCAGGGTGAACTGGTTGTTAGACAGGCTCACAATGCCATCGGGATCGTACAGTTTAGTATTGAGTGTCCGGGTCACCCAACTACCTGCGGTATGGGAACCGCCGTTGACCCCTCCGGCAGTGGTGTGCTGTAGCAGAGCACGAGACTCTACCACCTTAGGCCCCTCTATCACCTGGGCACCGTTGTCACCATAAACCAAACGGTATTTGGGCGGAGTAACGGAAGTGTCTTTCCAGACAGAAAATTTTCCGTTTGCCGGGGTTGGGGCAGAAGTGCCCTCGCCATACTCAGGGTTGAGGTTGATCACCCCAGCTACAAACTCCAAGTGGTCTTTGAGGGCCGTGTAGAAGTCGTTCAGTGCTTCCCAAAGTTGCTCAGGTTCGCCACTCTTTATCTTGACCTCATCCAAGGGGAGGATAAGGCCCTCGGGAACATGGTTGTATCCTTGCATTAGTAGTAAATCTCCCCGGCTGGTGTGAACCACAGCATCATGGCATGGAGTTCAAACCGTTGGTTTTGGGCAAGATGGGACAACCTGACTCGATGGAAATTTGCGACTTCGCCGCAATACACCCGCACCCAAACCTTCTCGTCTCCGTTGCCGTCGCAAACGACGGTCTCGGTGTAATAGGGTGCGGTATTGTAGTCAATGGACAACTCGACCTTAAACGAAATATTGGGATCACGAGTCACCAGGAGGTCAACATACCCGAGCCGCGCTCGCTGACCATCGGTAATGAAGGGGTTCATCCAACCGGTGGCGGCGGCGAACCCGATGGCGGCACCGTTGTCTGTGCCGTCTGTCTCGTCCATTTTCCAGATGTACCCGCTGGTATCCCCGAAGATTTGCAAGGGAAAACCCGCCTGGGCACTGCGCTCGTCCCAAACCCGTTCCCACTCATCCCAGGTAATCTCACCGCATTCATCCCAGGAGATATCCGGGTCTTGGACCGAGTAATACCCCCAACAGGTGAAGCCGAAGTTCGCCTTGGAGTACGAGAAATCCTGGTAGTTGATCAGCAATGTCTTGTTGTTGTAGGTGTAACCGGCTTCCGGGTAACTGATCAGAATAAGCCTAAGCTCTTCATTCACCCCGGCATACGCCCGAGTAAGCAGTCCCTGGTCGACCTCATACACAAAGTCGGGCACCTGGTCGCTAAGTGGGTAAACCTTATTGCCATCACACCCAATCAGGTTGGTGGGCCCAAGGACGATGATCTCGTCGCTCATGTCGACCACAGCCATCTGCGCCATGGCGCCGTCCTGACCGGCCAGCCTCTGCCACCGAAAAGGCATCCGTGAGTCGCCGGTAAACTTGATCACCCAAATTGACCGTTCAAAAAACACAACGATATCGTTCCGCAAATACGCCGCACCGACGATAAACTCATGGGTGTCTGCGTCGGCATAGTCGTTGGGAGACCAAGTAGAAGGGTTGGCTGGGTTGCTCCACCTCATGCGCTGTGGCTGGAGGGTGCCCTTTTCCTGGGTGTGTAGGAGGATCAGGTACCCCTTATGGGCAAAGACCATCTTGGCAAACCCAACGTCGTTGGGGTTGGTATCCAGATGGATATTGAAAGGGGAGAAGGTGACACCGTCGAAGGTGTAAAGTTGATCCTTACCGTTAGCGATGTAGGCAACATTCTGCCAGTTACAAACCCAAAAGAAGTGCTCTCCCCGCCGCTGAACACGTCTGTCCCGCCGGTAATGTCCTTAAATAACCTATTGACATCGTCGTAGACGAAGGCCCGTTTGGTGTCGAAGGCCATCAGCGACTCTGAACCACCGGCATTGACGTAGTTCCAGAGGCCCATCACCGGCAGGCCGGCGTAAAAATTGTAAGTTGCCAGGACAGCCGCACCGCTCTTGACCGCGGAGTTAAAGGTGACGCTGACCCCACCCGTGCTATAATCGATGGTGCCGGTGCCATCACCCGTCAATACACCGTTACCGTTGTCGGTAACGGTCATCGTCACATCAGAAGTGTTCGGGGCCTTGATGACCACACTACCTGGGGCAATGGGGGTCTTGACCAGGGTTTTGGTAAAGGTGGTCTGAGACCCGTTACCAGTACCGATATTTTCATTATTAACCAGGTGGGGCAGACGGGCAAACTGAGAGTACCCATTCCTTTTCCGCACAACCCCGCGGAAAAGGAAGGCATCGGTCAGTTCAGTCCAGGCATCCTTGGGGATCATCCAGGTAGGCATCCCCAATTCGAGGCCAGTTTTATAGGGGGCGATCAGGAAGGGCTTGTAAGGCATTGGAATCCCCGCCCAGCAGTTCCGGCATGGCGAGTGTAGCCAGAGTAGCAAAACCCTTGGCAATCTCGTTGCGGGTTGACTCAATGGCCGCGGCGGGACGGTTGCTGGCCTTGATAACCTCGACCATGAGCTTCGGTAGGGCCTGAAAGATGCACTCGCCTACCGTTTTTTCCTCACCGCTATTGTTGCTCCAGGTCATGATAATCCAGCACGGGCACCCGTTTTTGCCGTTGTTCTCGGGGCACTCGCCTGTCTTGCCACAGGCAAAGGCCCCCCCAAAGTCTGCCATAATCTCCCTCCGGTTGGCTTAGTCTTTGGCCCCGATGACAACATCGATATAGGCTGGTCGCCACGTACCATTTGATGCTGCTGTACTGGTGATATTATGACTGTGCCCCGCTGAGTTGATAGCGGTGACGCCGGGAATGGAACCGGGGGCGAAGTTTTCAGTGCTTGATACCCAAACATTCTGTAACACAATATTAGACTCGCTACTCACGCTGATCCCAGAGATTGTCCAGCTACCCCCTGACCCACCACCGGTTCCAGAGACGACCCGAAGTACCCTGTCGTTTACCGAGGTGTCCTGCGTCCAGCCGGTGGGAACGCTGGCCTGGAAAAATGCCATCTTGGTGCCAGCCGGGATCAGGGTGCGCCAAGCCCCGTTGCTATACCAATTAAGCAGATTGTTGGCGATGGCCAGCCGCCCCTCGTACCCTGAGGGGTTGCTGGTGCCCACCGGGACTTTGTGGATTCCAGCATCGACCCCCTCAGTTCCGGGGAAGATGTGCTCCCTGTTCAAGGCATCGGCCAGGGCCACCCAGTTAGCCCGGATTTCCTCGTCGGACAGCCTGATCTTCTGACTACCAGCCGGTTTGGCGGCATCCCAGGTCAGGGCCACTCGTACCAAGGCGCGTTTAATGCTCATTACCATTTCCCCACTGGTTCCTGATTGATCAGAGAAAGTATGGTCTCCCGGTTGGCAAAGTTTAAGAGGGTGGTGTAGACGTTTGAGATTGTTTGGGCGGCTTCGAAATCGCCCCCGTCCAGCAGGATGTCAATCGCAGTACCGAAGGCAATCAACCTGCCGAACCTCCCGAAACCGTAGGTCTGGAACTCAGCATCGTCCACCCCATACGGTACCAGGGGGTAAATCGGGATGACGATCTCCTCGCCGCCAACAGCCGGTGGCATCCAAGTAAAACCTGTGCCATAGAAGAGGATGTCAGTTGGGGTGGAATTCTCGTAGGACTGACCCTGAGGGAACCTCTCATAGAAGAAGTCCCGATCATGGTGCAAGGTCATCGGCACACCGTCACAGGTGGGGTTCCCACGGATGTAGAGAATGCTTCCAATGGGAGATTCATCCTGGGTTGTCTGCCCCGCAACAGTGGTGATCGTGATGAAAAAGACCTCATTGATCCGGTGGCCGGGAAGCTCCACGGCCATGGTATTTTTGAGGTACTCGTTGATCGCCTTGTCCAGGTCGGCATCACTGAGGTTGCCGGTAGTTTTTCTCCCTGTCAACTTCCTTACCCGATCCCTGACATCCTGCTGAGTCCAGATTTGAGGCATGGTTTATTTTCCTACAGCATCCTTGAGGGACTTCTTCTCGCCGGGACGCACGGGAACACAGGAAAAGCGGGGCCGCACTCCAACCACCTTGGTGACAAACTGGCCCGTCTTGGAGTCCACCTCAGTTACAGTTTCGGGGATCTCCAGGGAATTCAGGTGGTCAGACATCCACGCGCCAAGGTTCTCGTCGAACTGGTCTTGGTAGACCTTACCGTCCTCAAGGCGCAGGAGTTTTTTGTTGAACACAAAGTCGAGGTACGCACGAGGGGTTTCGATATTGGTAAATTTGAAAAAGTCACCTTGCGGCATATTATCCTCCAGAGAGAGTAGGGGGACGGTTCTGGAGTCCCGCCCCCCAGGCAGCGAGGTTAATTAGGTACCAGCTTTGTTGGTGCAGTTGACCCGCACCAGAAAGCTGTCGTTCAGGATGCGCGCGGTGTGGAAGAACTTCCAGCCCGCGGTAGCACGCTGGTTGAGGGGGTCAGCAGTACCGGCAGACCCGAAACCCTTTACCACAGACTTCAGGTTGCCGGCCGCCAGATCGGTGACCCCGTAGGCGTTTTTGCCCAGCACGGGCACCTTGTAGGTGCTCGGTGTGCCAGTGGTTTTGTCGCAAGCGGTGGACACCAAGAACCGCACGTTCTTCACCGCACCCCACTCGGCCTCGGTCACCGGCCCCTGCGCCGCATACTCGGCAATGGACTTGAAGCTAGAGCAAGACTCAATGGCCGGGATGAGGTCTGTGTGGGCCATGGCGAAATACGCGGGGCGGATCGGCACAGTGCCAACCCCGGTGCTGGCCGGGATGATCTCACTGATCATCTTGGCGTTGGCACCCATGAGGGTCTGCACCACGTTCTGGAGGTCAGAGTCGCTGATCTCGGTGGGGGTCTTACCATTGCTGCCGCCAGAGCAATTGTACTGGGTGGCGGCAGCGGCGAGAACCACTCGGGTCAGGTAGTCCCAGGTCTGACCGGCCTGCTCACCAAGAATCTCGTTGGCCTCGGTGAGAACGGCATCCTCAACAGTCAGGTCGACAACATCGGTGATGGTCACATAGTCACCATACTGGCTGATTTGGGCAGTCAGGTCGGTCTTGGCAAGTTTATGCCCGTCCGGGGTCACACCCTCAGTGATGGGGGTGGTGGCCAGGGTCAAAGCGGAATACCGCCGGAACTTGATGGTATTGCCGCTTTTNGACGGGATTGGCCGCTTCTGGGCGAAACGGTCATGGATGAGTTCGGGGGTGGCGCGCTCCAGAAGGACGCGGTCATAAAAAGTCGCTACTGCGGGATCAACTTCGGTTGTGGTCGTAACCTGAACAGCCACAGGCGTATTCTCCTTTTAGGGGTTTTTTTAGTGACCCCCACGCTTCACCTTCTCCATGTACGCCCGGAATTCTTCGCGAGACATATTTGCGATCTTGTCACGAACATCCTGCCCAGTCTTCCCGGCCACCTGGGATGGGCTTCCAGGTTTCCTGGCGTTTTCCTGGGCAATCTTGCCCTTGTCATCCTGGGCGATTTTTTCCTTGGCCTTCTTGGCTTTGTAACTGGGGCTGTTCACACCCAGCTCGTAGGCCAGGACAGGGTCAGGGTGGCGTTGGAGTCTGGCCAGCAGTTCGGGCTTTTGCTCGAACAGCTTGGGGAGGTGTTGAGTAACCACCTCGTAGTAGTCGGGGTGACGTGCCAGGAAGGCGGCCTCGTCACTCATGGCATTCGTGCGGGCCTCGATCCGCTGGCAAGCCCTTTGAACGCCTTGGCGATCTCCTTTTTGGTCAGCGGTTCGTCGGGGTCAATGCCAGGAAGGAAATCATCATCCTCTTCCTGAGTCTGCCCCCGGTTTTGCTGGCCATTCTGAGCCGCCAGGCCCATGCGAAGCTGGGCGAGATAAAGCTGATTTTGTTCCTTGACGGTCTTCAGTTCCTCTCTGATTGCCTGAAGAGCAGACAGGGGAACCATTTTGTCGCCGTCTTGGTTCTGGCCCCCGGCGGCAGGGTCTTGTTCGCCCGTTTCCAGGTTGTCAAGTTCATCAAATTCCATAAATCCTCCAATCGAGTGGTTTTACGCCCGTGGCAGACAGGGAGTATGCGCGGCACCCGCGGTACTGCATAGCCCGGACTCCCCATATGCGCCCCCGGCGGCGGGATTTTCTTGCACGGTGGTATTCAGGAAAGTGGTTTGGCAGCTACGCTGGCACTATCCGGTGGGCTGACAGACCATGGAAATGACGGCATTCGCCCCGGTGCCGCCCGAAGTTTCACTGATGGTGAAAAAGTTGGTGTCATTAGCGGCAACTTGGATGTTCAGGTTTGCGCCATAATTCCAAAGGCTTGTGTCTGTAACCGTAACGACAGAGGTGCCTTTGGCCTTGAGAGTAACAGTTTTACCGGACCCCGGTGCAGTGCCCAACGTCAAATGGACCGCTTTGATCACGAAGGGAATGGGAATGCTTGGCGCTGCGGCCTGGACACTCCCCAAATTTTTGTCAGTCCCGTCCTTTGCCCAGGTGGGGATAGCCGGGAACGTGACGACAAAAACAGAGCGCGCCTGCATCGCATCATTCAGACTGTGGATGGCATCGCGGGTGTGGGCGGGGAGGGTCCCGTTGATTAAATCTCTCACCTGGTTACGTACAATAGGCATTTGAAACCTCCTTGAATTTGTTGGCAGACCCCACA